GGCTGCTGCGCGTCAAACGGCAGGTTGGTGTCGATCTCAGCCATTAGCCGACCCTCGCCTGCGGGAAGCCAAAGCCCATGACGTTGCCCATGGCCTGAAAGAACGCGCCCTGCGCCTGGTTAGCCGCCTGGCTCGCCTGCAAGCCGCTGCGGATCGCGCCGAGGGCGATGTTGTCACCAATCGAGGTGAGCTTGAATCCGTAGTCGGACTGTTGCTGGAGGAGCCGCTGCTGGAGTTCAGCCAGACGCGCCTGCTGCTGCTGAATGCCGACGCCGCCAGCCCGCTCAGTCGCCTGTGCCGCCTGTGCCCGAGCAGCCTGCATGGCCTGCTGGGCCGCGGGAGTCAGCTCGCCACGCTGGGCAGCGGCGACCATCTCTTGACCCTGCCGGCGGTAGGGTTCAGCGATAGCCCGCTGCCGTTCCTCGATCTGCTTTGCCTGCCGACCGGCGCGGCGACCCTGAATGATGCCCGAGAGGCCACCGAGGCCGCTAAGGCCGATCTTTGCCAAGGTGGCAGGATCTTCCAGAGCCTTGCCCGCACGTTTGCCCAGCCGGGTGAGGTAGTCCTCTTCCTCCTTGGGGGTGATCGGCGCCGCCCCTGCTGCGTAATACGGGTCTGCGACGGCAGGCATGGCCGCACCGCCCTGGGCGTAAACAGGAAGCGCCGTCGAGGGCGCAGGAGCTGCTCCCGTGGGCGGGGCATAGAAATCCGCGACATTCGGCTGATACTGCGGCGCAGCCTCAAACCCGCCCATGCCGTAAGACTCAGTAAAGCTCTGCTGCGGAGCTGCCGGCGGCGGCAGAGGTTCGCTTGTGACCGGCGGAATGTAATCAGTGGTCGTCGGCGGCGGCGGGGTGTAGGTCGGCGCCGTGAAGTCGAAATAGTCTTCCTGAAACTCCAGCAGGCCCGTCTGCGGGTTGCGAGTGCCAGAGCCGCCCCGCTCTTTCAGGATCCGGGCCTCGTTGGGGGTGATATGGGCCAGGATCGTGTCCCGGCCCCGGCCCTTGGACTGGATGATCTGGGCCAGCGCCGGCAGACCCGAAACCTCAAGGATGTCGGTCCTCAGAGCTTTTGTCAGGTCTCGCTTACGCCGCGCCATATTCCTCGTCCTTTGTACGGAGCGAGCTGATGTTCCAGCCCGCCTTCTGCCGCTTTTCCTCGTCGGCACCGCTGCCAAATACCGGACCCCCAGTATAAGCAGGACCACCCGCACCCAGCAACGCTGCTTGTGTAGAAGTGGGAGAAGTTTCGACCTGGGTCTCAAACCCCGTGCCCGCCTGGCTGAAGGGACGTTGGGGAGCGAAGATCTGGGAGAGCTGGGAACTGACCAGAGCCTGACCGGCGCCACTTGCGAGTCGTTCGCCAATAGACGGCTTCCCGCCTTCCGATTCGCCAAAGACCAGATCCTTGACGCCGCTGCCCTCTGCCACGCCGCCGAGGACGGCACCCGGTAGGGCCTGCCGAGCCCCCTTGAGGACGCCCTCGCCCTTGATGCCGCCGCCCAAAGCGCCCGCCAGAGTGCCTGTAGCGGCCTTGGTAGCGCCCTTGGCAATCTGCGCCGCCGTCTCCTTGCCAATGCCCGCGCCCTGTAGGGCCTCAGCAATCCCGGCCTGCGCCCCGATAGCCTGCGCCCCGGCGCTCAGGCCCGCCCCGATACCGCCCGTCGCAGCGCCGAAAAGGGCACCCTTGCCGATGGGCTGGCCCTGTATGCCCGCACCAACCGCGCCACCGGCTGCGCCGCCCAGAGCGCCCGCGGCGATGGATCCGCCTACGGTCAGGGCACCGGCCTCCGTCGCCAGCAGGGTTCCTGCGGCCACCTCAGCAATGACGGCGCCGGCAAGGTATTCGGCACCAATGGCCGCGACAACCGGGATAATGGCTGCTGCCGGGGGCATATCAGACCTCCACCGTGAGACGGTAGGCCGGGACCATGCGGTTCCCATCCATCCGCTGAGACTGCTCGACGCGGGCGTTCAGTCCCGCGGACCGCGCCATCCGCTCGTAGGCCGGGCTATCCACCAGAGAGACCGCCCGCTTGATGCCGTAGTTTTTCAGGTTCTGGGCCAGCATCTTGTAGCTGTTCACCATCTGGGCCGGGGGCTCCGACGAGAACTGGTGCAGCTCCACCGTATCCGGCGCCATCTGGGTGACCATGAAGACGCTGTTGCCCGCCCGGATCAGGCGGGTCTTGCCCGTCTCCATCATCTTCTTCAGGGCGCCAAACAGCCGGTTCTTGTCCACCTGCGGCATCATTTTCTGGGACGCCTCCCAGATGATGTCTTCGGTCTTCTGCGCCGGCCCAGCCTCCATGCCCTTTTCCCGGCGCATGGCGGCGATGACATTCGGTTTCTGGTCAGCCATTAGGTCAACCCCAGTGAAGCAGCGATCTGCTGGTGAATGGTCAGGTGGGTGCCCAGCCAGTCGTAGAAGTCGCTCTCCTTCGACCAGTCGGCGTCCAGCATGTTGTACGGATTGCTCAGGCCCAGCAAGGAGGCGAAAGCCTGGTGTTCGACCTGATGGGCCAGAAGCCAGTCGTCAATGTTTTCGATCTGGACATCGGAGAGCGGGAAGGCTGGGACCGTGATGCCCTGATCCAGAAACGTGTCGCGGAACAGCCGGTGCTGCAATGAGTTCTCAAACAGAAAGACCGAGAGTCCGTCCCGGTCTCCGTATTGCACCGTGCTGAGCGAATCAAAGTCCATCCATCGTTCCTATTGGTGCCAACTTCCAAGAAGGGCGTGGCACCGTTCATGCCTCAAAGTGTCCTCACGTTTCCACCCACCAAGATCTGACGAAATGTAAATGACCCCCATGTAATACATTCCGTTCAACGTCGAATCGTGGTTCAGATGTAAGCCCAGAGACCTTCCCATGTCTGTCAGAGTTTCCCGAGACACTTTGACAATCGGAGCCAAAACCTCATTTGTTTTTTCAGGACTGCATCCTGCCGGATAAAGAGTTCCGTTTTGATCCCGGTTATCAGGTTCGCACGCGCACAGAAGAACAAAAACGCCAACAACCAGAAGGCTGAAGTTCTGTTTTAGCAAACAAGGAACCCGGAAAATGAAGTAACCGATGGTGTGCTAGTTCCATATACTGCTGAAATTTTTGTTGTTCCAGTCGCCTGCGCCGTAACAGTAGCTGTGTCGTTTGCAGACATGTTGACAATGATTGATCCAGACAAGCCGGTATCTCCGCCAGCCGTGCCAACATTCGATGGTTTCACCGCAACAAGGCGATAGGAGCGGGAGGTTGTAACAAGGTTGATAAACCCGCCGGTCGCCGTAGTGGCAATAAGGTCAACCGTTACGTTGAACTGGTATTTTCCCGCAACAGGAGCGGTGAAAGTTCCCGTCGCGTTGTTGTAGTTGGAGCCTTGGTCGAACAGTTCCGTGTCAAAAATAATGGTGTAAACAGTACCATCACCCGTGACGTTCGGTTGGTTGGTTGACAAGTACGCATTGAAAGCAGGCTGTGTGGTGCTAGCCCATGTGCCGCTGGAAATAGTCGCGTTGGTCAGCGTCAGGTTGCCGACACTGGTCGTGGTCGAGCCCAGCGTAACAGTCGTGTTGCCAAGGGTCGCGGTGCTGTTCGCCAAGTATGAATTTGGGAACGTGGTCGCAACGCTGGTAATGTTTGCCCGGTTCAGCGTCAGGTTGCCAACCGCAGTGGTGGTCGAACCCAAGGTGATTGTGGTGTTTCCGAGCGTAGCAGTGCTGTTTGCCAGTCCAGCATTCGGGATGGTCAGGGACGCAGTGACCGGCGAAGTGTTGTTGGCGTACATGTAGCCGGTCAGGCTGGTGACCGTCAGGGTGGTCACATCCGCGGTCGAGCCGCCATCCGCCTTCTGCCAGATCGTGCCGTTGAAAACAGCCCAGTCGCCCACGCCCCAGTTGGTCGTGCCGTCGAGGTTGGTGTTGCCCGCCACGCTGACAACGTAATAATCGCCCTTCGTTCCGACGCCAGAAGTCAGGGTCGGGCTGTTGGTCGATGCGTTCCAGGTGCCCTTGTAGTTAAGGGCGCCAATGGCGTTGACGATGGAGCTGACTGTCTTAAGCATCTGGACTCCTTACACGCCATCGCCGGGCGTAACGTAGATCACCGTCGAGCCGCTGGACGTAATGCCGGTGAAGTAGGCGTTGGGGACAAAAGTCAGGATCTCGTCCGTGCCCGGAAGCAGGGGAAAGCTGGGCTGGGAGTTTGCCACCACCACCGCATTGTTCGCCGCGTTGGCAGAGCTATCCCCAAAGCCGAGGAATACCGTGACGGTGCCCGGATTGATGATGCGGTACTGGTTGCCGCCAAGGGTCTTGGAAGCAGCCTGCACGGGGGTCGGAGCAGAAGTTGCCGCCGTGAAAACCACGGTGTTGCCCATCTGCGTGAAAGCATTGATGCCCATGTCAGTTCTCCTTAAGAGCCGTACACAACAACGGACAGGCCATGCGGATCGGCATAATTGCCGCCTGAATCGTAAATATTTACGCTGAACTGATTAACAGCCCTGCCTGTGTAACTGCTCCACCTCTGCCCCAAAGTTTGGGTATATTCGGCTGTTACAACAACCGCATAAGTGGCCGCGCTGAGGTTGGCCGTAAAAGTGAACTTGAACTGCCCGGTGGTGGTTCTGGAGAACGAACCGTTGCTGTTCTGCTGGTTGGTCAGGACGCCGCCAGACACATTTGCCGCGCCGTAGGCTGCAACGCCGGCAACCGCAGCAGCAGACTGGCTCTTCCAGGTCGTGCCGTCCGAAGTCAGGACGTTGCCGGTCGTGCCGGGAGCCACAACCTTCACGATGCCGGTGCCGTTGCCCAGAATGACGTTGTTGGCCGTGATGGTCGCCAAGCCGGTGCCACCCGCATCTGCGCCCAGAGGGGTGATGCCGGTGATGGTGCCGCCGGTGATCGACACGTTGGCGAGCTGGTTGGCGCCGTTGCCGATGCCATTGACGCCATTGGTGACAGTCGTGAAGTTGCTATCCAGCTGCGACAGGGGAATGTCTGTCGTGGCCGAGGCAAAGGTGTAGGGGACAGTGATCGGGAGCGTCATTAGAACCTCGCCCTCAGTTCGTATTCCAGTTCAAGGGTGTTGATCGTAAACCCCGGATCGGTCGAAGTCAGCGTATAGCCGAGATACTTGCCGAATTGCTGGGCGTCCGACTTGTAGAGCGCATAACCAGACGAATAGGTCCAGTTCACGATAGAAGATGCGTTGTTCAGCCAGTTGATGACGTTACCGGCATTGTTCACCCAGTTGATGCCGGTGTTCGTCAGGGTGTAGGTCGGGCTGATCCGATTTTCGCTATCCACCGTTACGAACAGGTTGGATGCCGTGGTCAGGGTCGCCTCGACGCCCAGTTTCAGGGCCTGCTTGTCGCGGATGACATCGTTGAGCTGCCAGAGCGCCGACTGGATGCGCGTCGAAATGGACGACGAACTGTCGTTGTACATGTACTTCAGGTTCGTGCCGCTGGTGCCGTACAGCCGGATCGAACCGGCATAGGGAATACTGGCAACGTAGGCGATGGTGCCTTGCGAAGTGAAAAACCACTTCTTGTCAAAAAACACAGCCTGAATGTACCGCGCACCCTGAACCGGGTCGTTGTAGCGGAAGTTGAACGCCGCGCAGAGAATGTTGTTCAGCAGAACCTGGCCCGCGGTCATCGGGTAGGTCGTGTCGATGTTCGGGAAGATGCCGTCCAGCGCGTCCGAAATCTTTGAGGTGGTCGAGCCGACCAGGGCATAGATGCCGTAGTCATTCATGAACAGCACGGTGCGGAAATACGGGAACGCCGTCAGGGTCCGCTTGGTGCCGATAGAGGCGCTGATGTTGGTGTTGGTGAACAGTGTCTCGCCGCTCGAAGTCACGCGAACGTCCGAGAAGACGTTGATCGAACTTTCACCAAAGATGTAGAGGAAGTTGTTGGCCGAAAGCAGACCCTGAATGTGACCAAACAGGGTGGAGTCGGTCAGGACAATCGAGCCCGCCGACACCGAAATGAAGTCGTCATAGCTGCCGGCGGCAGAGTAGGTGACCGTGCGCTCGCGGGCCAGCCAGACGCGGCCAGCAAACGAGGCGACATCTGCCAGATCCGTGGTCGCCGCCACTGCCTTGGCCGTGGCATTCGAGCCGCCGCCACCGGTAATCGTGACCGTGGGGTTGGACGTATAGCCCGTGCCCGGATTGGTCATGATGATGGACGAGATCTGCCCGCCCGACAGGACCGCGGTTGCCGCCGCGTTGGCGCCGCCGCCGCCCGAGAAACTGATCGTCAGGTTGGAGGCGTTGGTGTAGCCGGTGCCCGGATTGTTGACCGTGACCGCAACGGTGCCCTTCTGGAACGTGATCAGGCCCGCGATCGCGGTCGCACCAGAGCCGCCACCGCCGGTCAGGGTGATGGTCGGGGGCGAGGTATAGCCGGTTCCGGCTTCCGTCAGGGTGATTGCGGTCACCGCGCCGCCCGAAATGGTCGCCGTCGCCACAGCCTGGGTGCCGTTGGCATCGTTCGGCGCCGAAATATTCACAACGGGGGCCGTGGTATAGCCGGATCCCGCCGCGGTAATGGCGATCTGGCCGACAGAGCCGACAAACACCGTGTTGGCGCCGTCCCAGGTGAAATAGCCTTTGGACGGGTCGGCAATCAGGAGCCGTTCGTCCTTCCACTGGGTCGCCCGGACGTTGGCCGACGAGAACGTGCCCGTGACCGCCACATTGCCCTTGGTGCCGGCGGCAATGTTGTAGTACTCGGCCCTACCATCGGTCTGGAACGTGACCAGATAGGCCGTGTTGTTGATGTTGGCGGTGGTGATGTAGTCCACCGTGCTGCCCCATGACAGGTTTGAGCCTGAGATGGTGACATTGGACGCGGTGGGCAGCACTTTCATGTTGGCGTAGCCGATCGGCTGCGCGTTCTCAATCCACGAGAACTCATTGTCCTCAATGGCGGTACGGTTGGCCTTGGTATTTACGCCCTTGAAGGCCTTCGTAACATGGTATTGCTTCTTTTGTTCAGCAGCTGCCATGTCAGAAAGCCTGCGAATATGGCGTCGGCATCCTGCGAGTGTAGGTCGAGGTCAGAACCGACTGGGCCTGCTTCATGTATTCCTGCTTGAAGATCTCGGCCTCGCCAAAGGACTGCTCCTTGTACTTGGCGCGGTAGCAGGCGTAGTACGCAACCGGGGTCGTCCACGGATACGGGATGTCGTCGGTGTCGCTGGCGTTCACCAGGTCGGTCGGCAGGATGACGGTATCGACTTCGCAGTAATAGACCTCATCCGGCACCGGGCCGAGATAGATCTTCCGCGGGCCGTACAGGCTGAACGCGATGGGCCGGCCAATGTAGTTCTGCCAAAACCGCAGCTGGGCATTGAAATCGGTCCACGCGAGGTAGCGCAGCGGAACGCGAGTGTTGCCCCAGTAGAGGTTGATGTTCAGGATGTCCACGGTGTCGTTGCCGTGGGTCGTCAGGTCAGAAAAATCGTAGGTTTCCTGGCTGGCAACGGTGTTGAAGGACTGGATTGTGCGAAGGCACCCGGTGTCGCGGACGAGACGTTCGCGGGCATCGTTGATGTAGTCGGTGAGTTCGCTGTTGTTCCAGAAATTGCCGTTTGCGTCATGCAGCAGACGGCGGCACTCCGTGATGTAGTCCGACAATGTAACGCTCATGAGCGGACCTCATCAGGCGGTGAGTCTTTCAGGAGCCTTTCCCCCACCCCGACGCCGGTCAGGGAGGGGTACTCGGGACACCACGGGGGATAACGCGTGGTGATTCGCTTCGGAGATCTCGAAGCGGTCGAGCCGCTTGAGGCCCTTGGGCAGATCTTTCCTGGTTTCGATCCAGCCAAGACGAACGAGGAAAGGCTCGCGGTCCTCCTCGCCGTATCCGAAAATGTGTCGCGCCGCCTCGACCGGGATCTCGACGGGTTCACCGACAGGGAAGCGATAACGCACCCCGGCAAACCCGTCTTCGAGTTCCTCGTCGCTGCGGTTGACGACCTGCACGTTCACGGGTTGATAACGTCGCCGTAAACGAGGAGGTCGAACGTGCCGTTCGCCACGGCGTTGGCCGTGACGTTGACGTACAGCACGCTTGCCACGTTGCCGTTGAGCGGCACGGTGTTGGCCGTCAGCGAAAGCGTCAGATCCTGAAAGCGGTTCACAGCGGAACAGCCGGTCAGGCTCTGGGCATTCGCATACAGCGAACCACCTGTCGTGTTGGTGCCGACCGAGATCGTCACCGTGGACAGGTCCGTGCTGGGATCGACGGCAACCAGCCGGCGAAGAATCGCGGAACCCGAGTTGGCAGTCGCGCCCGAATTGGACAGACCGCCGCCAAGGATGGCGATGTTCGCTACAGCATTACCGGTGCTGGTAGTGCTGATGTTGGTTGCACGGCCCAGCAGGTACTGGCCGAAAGAGGTCGGAAGCTGACCACCTACCCGATTTGCGGAGGACATGTGAGGCCCTCCTTACGAGTTATAGGTGCCGGAAGCCGCGCCGCCGCCGTTGACCGTGACCAAGGTCGCCGTGGTGTTGGCGTTCACGGCCTTCGCCGCGACGTTGTAACCATCGGAGATGACCAGACCGCCGGTGTTGTTCGCCAGAACGGTGCCCCAGTTCGCGCCGTCATACATGATGACGGAGACGTTGGCCTGGGCATTGATCTGGTACGTACCAGCCGGGATCAGCGTGCCGTTGCCGGTCGTGACCGCCGCGACGGTGGTGGTCTGGAAATAACCAGCCGCCGGGTTGGTGGTGACGTTGGAAACGATGATCTTGTTGAGACCGAGTGCCATGTGTCAGTCCTCCTTTAAATCGAGAGGCTGTTGTAGCCCGTGACCTTGGTCATGGACTTCGGCTTCGTGGACACCAGCTCAGCGATCGTCAGCACCGCGCCAACGTAACCGATCTGCCAGTTCGGCAGGGGCGATTCGAAGCCGGTGAAGACGAACGAACCCTGGTCGTGGATGTACAGCGACAGGTAGTTCGTGTTGAGCAGGTAGAGGGTGCCTTCCGGGCAGTACGGATCCGGGTAGATCGGCACGCCGGCGACCATGAGGGCGCGGAACGCGGCCTGCGGGCCGTTCGTCTCGCCATCAAAGCCGGAACCCGGCGTGATGACGTACTGTTCCTGACCGACATAGTCCTGGGCCAGCAGGGTCCAGGTGCCGAAGCCGCAGACGCCGAAGGTCGGCACTTCCGCGCCGTTCTTCACGGTGCCCGAGATGTACTGGAGCACGTTCTGGCGGGTCGGGTTGGTCGAGCCGGCGGCGTACTGCTTCGACTTCCACCAGGTGTAGGTCGAGCGGTTGATGTTGCCGTAGGTCGCGGTGCCGGTGCCGTCATCGACGGCGGCGGGCAGGCCCGTGAACTGCTGGGCGTTCGTGGTGTTGGTATACAGCGCCGTCGCCATGGCATCCATCATGACGTTGGTCGCGTCGTTCATACGCGCCTCAATCAGGGGGATGATGGCCGCGTCCTGCTGAACCGCGCCTTCCATGCCGAGGAACGGCACGGGGGCAATCATCAGTTTCAGGTTGAACTCGGCGTTGTAGGCGCCCTGCTGGACCGCCGGCTGCGTGAACGAGCCGGAATAATCCGACCACTGGGCGTTCACGAACTGGGCGCCCTGCACGGGAACCGTGACCGACGAAACACCGCCCGAAGCCGACTGCGAGTTTGCAATCAGGGCCGCGAGCAGCGGGGTGCTGTTGTAAAGCTGAACAACCAGCTTCGGGATGAATGCCCTACGGGTGACATACGTCAGTTCCGTATACTGGGTTGACCCCGTTGCCGGAAGGATACCGCCACCAATGGGCATGGTTCATCTCCTTCGAAAAATATCCCCTAGAAACGTCAGAAGCCGATGGGCCGAGGGTTCTTGCGAATCTCGGCCAGGGCCCGTGATGCTTCATCTCGCGCCGCAACATTCGGATTTTTCCAGAACTGCTTCAGCGAATTGCGAGCAGTCTCGTCCATCACGTTGCGATTGTAGGTGGTCGGCGTCGGCTTGGCCGCTTCACGCATGAAGCGGTGATATTCCGCTGCCGTCTCATGGCTGGTGATGCCTTTGTCGAGCATGATCTTTTCGATCTCGGGAATGTCCTCTTCGCTCACCTTGGCCTTGCGGACCACATCGCGGCGACGGCGTTCCAGCTCCTCGACGGCCTCTTTCTCCCGCAGCTTGTCTTCGAGCTGCTGGACGCGGGAGGTCGCCTCATCGGTCGCCCGCCGCGTCATTTCTTCGATCTCGAGTTCCGGCACCGGAACATCCGGCCTGATCGTCTTCGTCAGACGCAGGAACTCTTTTCGGGTGGCCGGGTTTTCGGCCATCGTGCGAGCCAGAAGCGCGAGTTCGTCGCGTGTTTCCGGCGCCAGATCTTCGAGAGAAGCCATGATCTATCCCCTTCCTGTCTGGTTAGATGACCTTGCGGCCATCACCGGACGGAACGATCTTCATGTTGTTGCGCGAGCCGGTCTTGCCCGGACCGCTCAGGCCACCCATCTGCGAAAACCGCGGGGTGTTGATGATCTGGCCGTTCTGCTGCTTGTTGTCGGTCGGGCGACGGGTGGCCGAAGCGCCACGCGGCTTGAAAAGATCCATGGTCAGTTCCTCACATCGGGGCGGGGGGAGGGGTCATGCCCATCGGGGGTGCGCCCGCGGGGCCGGCACCAGGGGCAGCGGCAGGACCGGCGCCCATGATTGCCCGCTGCTCAGGCGAACCGCCGCCCGCCTGCGGCAGCGCCTGAAGCATCTGGAGAATTTCAGCGTTTTGGAGTTCGCCCGTCTTGGCTTTGCGGGGGGCGACAACACCGGAAAGGGTCCGCAGGGCGGCAATCGCCTTCTGGCCTTCCGGGGATTCGGCGCCGAGCGCCGGGAGCGACTGTTCGATCAGGTCGAGGGCAATGCCCAGGTTCACCATGGCCGCTTCGCGGTTGCCCAGCTTGGGCTCATCGGTGGACATCGGGGCCGCGGACGGCGGGGTTTCGCCCATCGGAGCAGCCGGTGCAGCCGCATCAGGCGTCGGACCACCGCGCTGGGCGCGGATCATATCCATCATCCGGGAATCGTCTGCCACGGCCTACCTCTTGTTAGACCGCTTAGTCGAAACACAAAATGTAGTGTGAGTCAAGCAGGGGATATGTTTCTCTTCCCTCCCCTGCGGGGGAAGTAACCAAAGACGGGCCTAACCCGTACTTTAGTTAACGCTTGCCCTTACGGCCCTTACGACGCGCCATGTGAGAGGCTCCTTCGTCTTGAGTTACTATCCCCTTTGGTGAACCTGGAGCGGGATTACCGCTTGGTCTTGCGACCGCGCTTCATCTTCTTGTACATGAGATCCTCAGTACTTGCGTTGAGACCGGCCCATATTAGCGTTCCGGCCAGCCGTCCGAATGGCGGTTACGCGATACTGTAGACCGCTATCCGACGACTTCCTATCGAGATTTTGGGTGCTGACACGGGGCTGGTCAGCCTTGGGCTGCGGGACCTGGCGGTTCATCCGGCCACCTTCAGGTCCGGCTTTCCCCCCTTCGGGGCCTGCTGGGCCTGCTGCTGCTGTTGCTGGGCCTGCTTTTCCTCAAGCTTCTTGAGGCGCTCCTTGAGGAGCTGCTTCATCGGCGGTTCGAGCAGGTCGAGCAGGCTTTCCTTGTCGATGGCCTGCGCCTTGTACAGGTTGAACGCGAGCGACCGCAGGTCTTCCGTGAAGATCGGGCTGTTCGAGTGGGCATCGACCTTGACCACAAAATCCTTGGTGAACTGCTCAGGAATGAACTTCACCCCGTCAGTGTCCGTCAGGTGGGTCGGGTCGTAGACCTGCATGGCCTTCAGGTACAGGGTCGCCAGTTTCTCAAGGTTGTCCTCAATCACCAGCGCACGTTTCTTGGCACGCGAGGAACCAAGGCGGGCCAACTGCGAGGCATGGCCGGCGGAGCGGACGCCCTGCTCGCCACGGCCCTGCACCACGTTGCCGAGGCCCGAGGCTTCCGCGAACATGTTGTCGATCTCGCGCAGCTCGGTAAACAGGTCGGACGGCATCTGCGGCGCCAGCTTCTCGACCTTGGCGTTCGGCATGTCGTTGGACAGAAGACCGCCGGCGCGGTTCAGGGCGAAGTTCTTTTCGTCCAGAATGCCGGTGAAGCCGATCAGGGCGGTCGGCGGATTGACCTGCTTCGACAACAGGTCGAGGATCTCCGACATCCGGCGGTTCCGCATCTGCTGGAGCAGGATCAGCCGCTGCACCTCAGACTGGCCCCAGTAGTAGTCGTACTGCGGGTTCGGCATGACCTGCACGAACGGCAATTCGCCCTTGAGGAACAGCTTTTCGCCAGGCCGGTCGTAGATCACCACATCGGGATCAGCGATGGTGATGCACTGGTAGTCCTGCTCATCATCGTCCCAGACCCAGAGTTCGCGCATCTCAACCGTGTCTTCAGCCACCCGCGGCTTCATGCGGTTGTAGCCGTTGAGGTCGAGATTGACCGTGCCGTAGATGGTCGGGTTGGTCTGGCTGGTGATGATGCGGTCGAGACCTTCCGGGATGTGGTCTTCGGCGTGCTGGACCGGCTGGATGCGGGCGATGATCTCGTCCCGCTTCGGGTGCGCCCACAGGCGCTGGTACAGGTCGGAGCGGGTGATGTAGTAGGTCTGGCAGACGGCTTCCTGCCGGTCGGTGTAGGGCGCGTCCTCGCGCAGCACGCCAAACGAACCCGGTTCGATCATGTACGGGTTAAGACCGCGGTTCTGCACCAGTTTGACGAACGAGGAGCCGTAGCAGAGGCCCCAGGTCAGGGCGTTGGTGAACACCTGGTCGGCGTTCGAGTTCAGCCACTCATCGTTCAGGAGCTGGGTCAGGGCCGGCAGCTTGCGGTGTTCGCGGGGGTTGACCGAGGCGCCCAGCTGGATGCTGAACCGGGTCGTTTCCGCCGAATAGAGGAACGAGGTCAGCTGGTCGATATGAGGATAGATCTTGTTGAACTGGGCCGGGTTTTCGTCGGGACCGGCGCCGAAAAGATACCACGAACGCAGGGACGAATAGTCGCCACGCCGCTCGTTCTGGGACACCATGCATTTCTCGCTGATGTCTCGAACGAACTCTTCGCGTTCCTTGGGGCTCTTCGGAATCCTCATTTCGAGATCTTCAAATTCTCGTGGTCAGCAATGTAACTCGCGGTTTTCGGTCCGTGCAAGTTGAGATTTTCTCGCGGTTTGAACCCGACATCCTCGCCGCGGACGGAACGGACGGCCCCGCCGGCAGTCAGTGAGGCCATGTTCATGGCGCCGGCACCGCCCCAAATGACGCCGTTTCCGGCCTGTTGCGGCTGCGGCTGGGGCGGCGCGGGGGGCACGGGGGCGTTGTTGCGGGTCAGGTAGCCGGTCTGGGCCTCGCCTTCCCGCGTGGACTTGATGTTGGTCATGCCGAAGTCACGCGCCAGGCCGCGCAGGGTCCGGTCGGCCTTCTTGGTGCGCTCAGACTTGATGCCGGGGGCCTTGAGGAAGACCACCTTCACATCGGTGCACCCATGCGGGCAGAGGGGCTCATTTGCCTCGAAAAACCCGTGATTTGTGCACTTGTAGTCGTTCAGGACGCCCATTTTCAGTCCTCCAGCTGCTCCAGAAGGGTGGGTTCGGAATAGTCGTTTCGGTTTACCACGCGGGCATCAACCCCGATTTTCCCGTCTTTCAGGACAAGGCGGGTGCTACGCGCCAGCCTGATTTTCGGATCACGCCGATATTGGGTGACGATGCCTTTTTTCCAGACCTGCATCTGGACGATCATGCCCCGCTCGAGGGCCAGCAGGACCCGGCTGACCCGGATCTGGACCGCTTCGCTCATGGGCAGCTTGCCGGTGATGAAGATCTTGTAGAGCCCGCTCTTATCGACGCCGCACAGCCGGGCAAACTCGGTCACCGGGATGGCCCGCTTCTCGTCCTGCATGAAGCGTTTGACGCGGCGCAGCAATTCCGCCCGCGGCAGGGTTTCGTCACGAACCATAGACGCCAATCTTCTTCAGGTAGTCGGAGACGTTGCGCCCGACCGAGAGCTGCTCGGGGGTGTAGTCCTCCTGCGCCTGGCTGACTTTGCGAGAGATTCGCGTCTGGATCAGGCGAGGCTGGAGCTGTTCGGCATAGGCTGCGGTGGCGAGGGCGGTGGCGATGACGCGGTCGTCCTTGCCCCGGCCATAGGCCTGGATGCTGCCCTGGTCGCGCACCACCGATTTCATCTCCTCGACCAGTTCGGGCGATCGGACGATCATCATGTCGCGCTCGAAGTAGTCCTTGAAGTAGTTGAGCATACGCTCTTTCGACTGCGTGGTGGTCAGCCAGCCAATCGAGTTCGAGATGCCGCCCATCGTGTCATTGCGCCGCCAGATGTAGTTCTGCATGTGCGACAGAACGTCCATCAGGTCGTTGCCCATCTTGTTGTTCATGGCGGTGGCAAGCCGCTTGAGGTTCCTCAGTTCGTTGATGACGGCCTGACCGGGGCCGTTCACTTCGAGGTTCAGCGTCGAGTTCTTGTAGGCGCCGGCCAGGTGGGCGATGACCCACGCAAACTGGTAGGTGTTCAGTTCTGATGTCGTGAACTCTGCCACCTGCTCCAGTCCGTCAGCATAGCAACGGAAGATCTGGATGCAGAAGCGGTCGGCCCAGTCGGACGAGCCGTAGGCCGGGTCGGCGCCGATCACATAGTAGGCCGTGTCGATCGGCTGTTCCCAGACCTTGAGGGTGGCAAGCTTTTCGTTCGACTTGAGGACTTCCGTGTCCTGGAACTGTGCGCCCATGGAGTAGCGGTAGAGTTCGGGTTTTGTGGCGCGGGCGGCTTTCGCGGCGTCGGTACAGCGGGCGTTCGAGAAGAACGACGAGCCCGTCATCACGAAGGCATAGTCTTCGGTCGGCGGAAACTCCTGATACATGAGCGCATCGTCCTTGATGCCTTCATGCAGTTTCCAGCGCCACCACGCCATTTGGTGCGAGTTGATCTCGACGCCATAGATCTTCTTGATGTCGCGCACCCACTCGCGTTCTTCCGGCGTGAGCTTGCCGTCCCAGTAAACCTTGTAGATGTCGCTTTCCTTGGGCGCGGAATAGAACTGGTTGCGCCACCAGCCACAGAAAATAGCCCGCTGGGTACGGGCTCGTTTGGCGGTCACATACATGTCGTGGAACATGTTGAAGCCGCGGGCCGTGCTTTCAAACAGATACATGCGGTCGGGGTTTGTCTCGGCTAGCGAGGCGAGCAGTGATGCGAGGCCTTCCTCATCGCCCCATGACGATGTTTCGGTGCCGTGCAGGTAGGTGATCGCCTTGCCTCGACCGAGTGAGCCTTTCGCCCGCAGGCCGGCGACCTGATAGAACAGGCGCGAGCGGTTGCGGAGCGAGAGCTGGTTGCGGTTATGGGCGACCAGCGGGATGCGATACTCTTTCGGCAGGCCGTCCATGTACATGGCGAGCGTTGACCGGAACATGTCACGGTTTTCTTCCGTGTCGGTGGTCAGCGTGCCTTGCAGGCCGGGATGCGTGAAATGCCAGTAGAGGTCGAGGGCGAGGCTGATCGTGGTGATGCCAAGCTGCCGGCCCTTGAGGATGACGAAGAAGTGGATGTCGTTTTCGAGTCCCTTGGCAATTTCATCCATGACAAAGGTCTGCGTGCCCAGCAGGTTGTCCATGCGGCGCAGGCCCTGTTCCTTGGTCTCGATGCGGAGTTGGGAACAGAAGCGATAGAACTTTGCCAGGTTGAACTTCATACCCCGCACATCCCTTCGCATTCGTTGTTGAACATGTTGAGTTGCCCACGTTCTTCAGCGGTCGAAAGATCAACCTCATCAAGAGGTTTAAGCGATCTGTGCATGTAAGGTTTTCCGCGAAGCCCGCGAAAACCAATATTTTCAGACCTGATTGCCTTGTCCACCGCAATTGCGTCCTGCCATTCTTCAGGAAACATATCACGCAACCTACGCCAGGCGTGGTCGCTATGGAACGGGCAACCAATGCAAGATGATTTTGGGGCCTCTGGATATCCCTTTCGTTCCAGCCAACGCAGGCAATCGTTTCGGTTCATTCCTTGGTCAATTAAAGGCCAGGTGTTGACAATGTATTTCACCCGAGATGGCTTCATCCGCATGGCTTCGTCTGTCGAAATGCCAATCCACATTTCACAACCGCCAGACGGTCGTTTTCCGCCCAATAGTTCGACAACTTTCTTTTTGATAGGGCGGAGTTTGTATTCTGCGGTGCATTGACGGCGCCCCATGGCAGACTTGCCATCTGGCATTTTGATGAACCACGGAACAGCAGCAAATCTGTTGTTAGTCGTATTGCTCCACGACATAATATCGCTTCTCAAATTACCCGCGCTAACACGATAAATTGGAAACGGCAGCTGTTTTTCCAGCCAATCGAGATGTTCGTAAACGTGGCGCGGTTCCCACCCGGTATCAGCAAAAATAGCGCAATCGGGCATTGGCCCAATTTCATCATGAGCGGCCATGAGGGCAAGCGTTGTGGATTGAACTCCAGCTCCAAGAGAAAGAACTCTGATCATGGGAGGCGTCCGATCA